GCTGGAACTGCCGCCACACCTTTTTCGCGGTGTTCCCGGAGCTGGGCGACCCGCCCCAATGGACGCAGGAGCAGCTGCGGGAGCTGAACGCCCGGAACATCGAGTGGAACGGCAAAAAGTGCACCGCCTATGAGATATCCCAGATGCAGCGTTCCCGGGAGCGGAACGTCCGCCGCTGGAAAAAGCGGTATCTGGCCGAGGACGCCGCCGGGCTGGACCCCACCGACGCCGCTGTTCGCCTGAGTGCCGCTCGCCAGAGCCTTGCAGAGTTTGCACAGGCCACGGGTGGCCGTGTGGACAGCGCCCGTGTCAGCGTGCCGAAGTTCGGCCGGAGCGAGGGCAGCAGGGCAAGCTGGGCGGCCAAGGGCTATGAAAAGCAGCAGAAAGATGCTATAATCATAGAGAACCTTCGCACTGCTGCAAAGCTGCCGAAAGCTGCCGTTATCCATCTTGAACCGACCAAAATCAATGTAGACGCCTTGACCTTCGATAATGCTCACATCAACGCAGAGCGGGAGCATCGCGTCAGCGAAGAACAGGCAAAGCAATACATCCGAAATGCAAAGATTTCTGTCTCAGTTTGGAACGGTCAATTTGAACGGTATTATGGTACAGAAGGTGCCGCCTACGTAAATACAATAAAGCACGAAATCCGTACCACATACAGCCGTGCTGAATTTGATGAAAACACCACTGCCTTGATTGAGGAGATGAAGAAAAATGGCATTCTTGGGTAATGTAGAGTATAGACCAGACAAGAACGGCACAGCGGCCAGTGTCAAGTGTCCACTGGTAGATGATTGGATTGAACCCGGCGATTGTCAATCTAATCAAGGCGTTATCGACCGCTGTATTCCTGCCCGGTTCAAGGTAAAGCAGAACTGGAAGAAGATCTGCGAAGCCTGCCCCTTCCGCGATTACTAACCACCATCCACCCGGACGGTGGTTTTCTTTTGCCCATTTTTAAGCACTGTGCAAAATTTGCCCAGTGCTTTTTTCATGCCGTTTTAGCTCATGTCGGAAGAGCGCCGGTCTCCAAAACCGGAAGCGGCAGGTTCGAGCCCTGCAAACGGTGCCATGCGGCGGGCGGCGCGTACCCCGCCCAAGACCGGATCACTGACAGAGAACAGTGTAAAAAACTGAGGTCTCACACACGAAAGGAGTTTCCACCATGAAGCGTGAAGACGTAAAGAACAAGATCCCCGGCATCACTGATGAACAGCTGAACTGGATCATGCAGGAGAACGGCGCAGACATCAACCGGGAGAAGTCTGCAGCCACCGCCCTGCAGACCCAGCTGGACAACGCAAACGCCCAGCTCAAGACCGCACAGGACGGCCTGAAAGCCTTTGACGGCGTGGACGTGGCAGGCCTGCAGGAGCAGGTCACCAAGCTGAAGGCCGACATGAAGGCGCAGGCCGAGGGCTTTGCCTTCGATAACGCCCTGAATGCCGCCATCATGAGCAAGAAGGGCCGCAGCGTCAAGGCGGTGCGTGCTTTGCTGGATCTGGACACCCTGAAGGGCTCTGCCGACCGCAGCACCGACATTGCCAAGGCGCTGGACGATGCCGCCAAAGCGAATCCGTGGGCCTTTGGCGATGTGCAGGACGGAGAAAAGAAGAACGCGGGCACCTACTCCACCGGTGCTGAGCACGGCGACCCGATGCACGGCGAGGACGATGTGGACCCGGTGGAAGCGTCCTTCAAAGCCATGAACCCCAACATCAAAATTTAAGGAAAGGATGATTTTTCATGCCCCATATTGCAAGAGAGCGTTATTCTGAGCTGGTAGATGCAAAGCTGCGCGCCACCATCGTGAAGCGCGTCGGCGTCATCTGCAACAACCGTTACGAAGGCAGCCCCAAGGCCGGTGCTGTCAAGGTGCCTGTCCGCGACACCGAGGTGACGGTGGCCGACTACAACAAGAAGACCGGCACCGCCATGACCCACGGCGACACCAGCTTCCTGACCGTGAACATCGACAAGGACAAGGCTGTGAACGAGCTGATCGACGGCTTTGACGCCGAGAGCGTGCCCGGCCATCTGGTAGCCGACCGTCTGGACAGCGCCGGTTACTCGCTGGCCCTGCAGATGGAGACCGACGCTTCTGCCGAGCTGGTAACCGGCGGCACCGCCATGGACAGCACTGCTGCCCTGACCAAGGCCAACATCTATGACACCATCGTGGACGCCCGCACCAAGCTGTCCGAGACCCATGTGCCCACGGATGGCCGTTGGCTGCTGGTCTCCCCTGAGACCTATGCCCTGCTGCTGAAGAGCCCGGAGTTCATCAAGGCGTCTGCTCTGGGCGACGCCGTGGTGCAGACCGGCGCGGTGGGCCGCGTGGCAGGCTTTACCGTCTTTGAGGATACCACCCTCGGCGAGAAGGTGGACTTTATCGCGGGCCACCCCAACTGGTTCACCCGCATCGAGGAGTGGAGCGAGCCGGTAGCCGTGAACGATCTGAAGGGCAGCGGCACCTTTATCGGTGCCTGTGCTGTGCAGGGCCGCAAGATCTACGCCCACAAGGTCACCAAGGCCCAGACTGTCCTCGTCAAGAGCCACGCCTGAGGAGGTCTGCCCCATGCTCTACTGCACCTATGACCAGTACACGGTGGCAGGCGGCACGGTGCCGGAAGCCGCCTTCGGTGTGCTGTGCAGCCGGGCTTCCCGCATGATCGACGCCGCCACCTTTGGCCGGGCCGAGAGCCACGCCGCCGGGTGCGAGGCCTGCGGGGAAGCGCTGGCGGACGCCTGCACCCAGATCGTCGGCCTGCTGGCCGCTGCATCTGCGGCGGGTGCTGTGCCGGGTGCTGCCAGCGTCTCCAACGACGGCTACAGCGTCACCTTTGGCAGCAATGCCAGTGTGACCGCCGCCGCCCGGCTGGAAGCCTATGAGATCATCCGCACCGCGCTGGGCAGTGACCCGCACGATCTGCTGTACAGGGGGATTTTGTGATGCAGACAGCCGTTACTGTGGTGAACCTCATCCGCGATGTGACCACCGAGACGGACAGGCCGGTGTGCTGGGTGTTACCCGGGTGCAGCTGGCGGGAATGCCGCTCCACCTCTGGCAATGGCACCGCCAAAGACCCGGAGCGCACCACCCACATCCGCATCCCGGCCAGCGTGTGCACCATGGGCTATCTGCCCTACGCCCAGTGGGCGGCGCTGTCTGCGGCGGAAAAGGCCAAGCACTGGACCCTGAAACGCGGCTGGAAGCTCATTCAGGGCGCGGTGCCTGCCTTGACCGAAGCCGAGTACGCCAAACTCGAAAAAACGCACCTGTGCTGTACGGCGGCGGCTGTCTCGGATAACCGGGAGCCGCTGCTGCCCCACTGGCACGTGGAAGGGAGCTGACACCATGAGCGAGATTATCCCCTTTGGCCCCGCTGCGCCGTCAACGAAGCCAGTTTTTGAGCCGCCTGATGGTTGGAAATACCGGACAGACGGCGTGCAGATGGAGCTGAAATGGCGGCCGGATTTTGGAGCCGAAAAGACTGCCGCCCTGCAAAAGGCACAATATGCCCTTGCACAGGAGGCTGCCAAGCTGATTGACAGCTATGTGCCGTTCGATACCGGCATATTGAAAAACAGAGTGAATCAAGCCAGCAAGTTTGACGAGGGCTTGCTGGTCTATAACACGCCCTACGCCCGCAGGCAGTATTACCTGCACGAACAGGGCACTTGCCTGCATGGTGAGACCGGTCTGCGCGGCTCCTACTGGGGGCAGCGGGCGCTTGCTGATATGGGTGAACATCTGGCACTGTATGCCACTAAGGCCGTCACCACATTCTGGGGAGGTTGATCATGTCCGAAGTAAAGCCCACCATTGCCGCCCTGCGGGCATGGCTCAAGACCTGCCCGCTGATCGCCAATGAGCAGGAAGCCACCGGTGCAGCATTCCGCATTGCGGGGCTGGAAGAAGAATCCACCGCCTTTTCCATCGAGGACAGCCCCGGTGATCCCATCATCACAGAGTACATCTCCGGCTGGGAAATGGCGAAGAATTACCTCTTCCTCAGCCGCCGGGAGTACAGCGAGGTGGACGCCGTCAGCATCCAGAACAGCGGCTTTTTCGAGCAGCTGACCGAGTGGGTCATGCGGCAGGACGCCCGGCACAACCTGCCCGACCTCTCAGCCTGCGGCGGGGGCAAGACCCCTACCGGCATTGCCGTGACAAACAGCGGCTACATCGTCACAAACAGCGCGGGCAGCTGTAAGATGCAGCTGCAAATGCGCCTGACCTACTACATGCCAAAATGAAAGGAGTTTTGATATGACCGTATCCGAAGCCATTACCAAGTCCGGCATCACGCCCAGCGCGTCGTATACCGGCATTGAGACGGCGAACGATTTTGTGCTGGCGTTCCAGATCGAGAGCACCCAGACCAAGGAAAGCCAGTGGATCGTCTGCGCCGACCATGTGAAGGAGCATTCCGGCTCCCTGAACGCCACCACCGAGGATGCCCAGTACATCCGTACCGGCAACGTTACCGAAAAAACCGGCACCCAGCGCACCCTTGCCGTCAACGGCGACCGCTGCGTGGGCGATGCTTTTCAGGATTTTGTGCTGAGCCACAAGATCGTGTACGGTACCGGCAGCGATATCATTGTGCCGTACATCTATTTCAGCCTGCGCACCGGCAAGGGCGAGAAAGGCAGTGCTGCAATCATCGTCACCAGCGACGTGGGCGGTGCAGCCGGTTCCAAGGCCACCTTTGCCTGCGACGTGAAGGCCATCGGCACGCCGGACGAGTTTGACTACAACCCCGCCACCCAGTCCGCTGCGCCTGCAAAGGCCGTCAAGGGCTGATTTTTTTCAAACACAGTCCCCGCTCCACACCGGAACGGGGATATTTTATGCCGTGAAAGCAGTTCTCCCCGGGGCAGCACCGGGGCACGGCTCAATGAAAGGAGCAATACAATGCTTATTTGTGGACAGGAATTTGAGTTTTCCCTGATGAACGCCAACGACCTTGACCGCTTTGAGGACGCCAACGAGCAGATGCAGCGCAGGAGTGCCGAGGAGTCGGAGCATTTCCGGCACGGCGGCGTCCGTCTGGGCGACCATGCACGTGCACAGGCACGCATTGCCATGGACTGCATCGACGAGATCCTCGGTGCAGGCGCGTCCGACCGTCTGGGGCTTAACGAAAACTACATGGCCCCCATCTATGACGTGATCGAGGAGCTGGGCAATGCCTTTGCCGCCGAGAAGCAGCGCTATGCCGCAAAGCCTGCCCAGCCCATGAACCGGGAGCAGCGCCGGGCACAGGCCAAAAAGAACAGGCACAAGCCGCCCGTGAGCTATCCCGCACCGCCTGCC